CACAACTATTTATGAGAAGTATCGGGGTACATACTTGTCATATGGGCAGGCAGACATTACTCTCTTTTTTGCGCAGACAGTGTACGAGAGAGATGACGCACATGAAATGATTAGCAATTTTGTAGACTTTCAATAATTGTAATTTAAAGAAATGAAATGCCTTTAAGTTAATGAGTAATTGTGATGTATGTTGTGAGAAATTAAATAAGATAAATCACAAACAAGTCAAGTGTCCTTTTTGTGATTTAACGAGTTGTAGATCATGTTCTCAAAGATATATACTTTCCTCTTTCGAAGATCCACATTGTATGGGGTGTAAGACTCTATGGAATCGTGAATTTGTGGATTCATTTTGTACCAAATATTTCCGAAACACGGAACTTAGACGACATCGTGAGAATATTCTATTTGAAAGGGAAAAAGCACTCATGCCTCAAACGCAACCCGAGGTTGAACGTGTTTTAAATATTCGTAGATTGCGGGATATTATTAAAGATCAAAAATATAAACTTATAGAACTTCATAACAGGTATAAAACATTCGATTTGGATCAGATACATCCGATTCACCCAGAGATTCTTACATTATATCGTCAAATGGAAACTACACACAGACATTTAGAAGATATTCGATATCGTGGGACTCTGATAGACGGTGAACCTAGAAAGTTTGTAAGACAATGTCCAATGGAAGAATGTAAAGGATTTTTAAATGAGGAATGGTATTGTGGTTTATGTGATGACAAATTTTGTAAAAGTTGTAATGAGAAACTTACTGAAACACATGAATGTAATCCAGAAGTTGTAAAAACTATGAAACTCTTGAACAAGGATAGTAAATCATGTCCTAAATGTGGAACTGTGATACATAAAACAAGTGGATGTGCACAGATGTGGTGTATATCATGTCATACAGCATTCAATTGGCGAACAGGTGAAATTGAAAAGGGGCGTATACATAATCCACATTTCATAGAGTTTAAGAAAAAAACGATGATGTCTCGGGAACATGGAGATATACCATGTGGTGGAGTACCATCATTCAGGGAACTTCGTGAAATTCTAGCTTCGAATGAAATACTTCGTTGTGCGGTAATTATACACGACGTGGAGCGGGAAAATTTATATTTGGATCTTAGACCTATAGATAACTTACATTTCCGGGTAGCATATATGTTGAATGATGTTGATGAAGATTATTTTAAACATCATTTACAGTGTCAAGAAAAATACATTGAAAAAATGAGAGACATTTCAAATATTTTCGAAATGATGGCAAATAGTGGTGGTGATCTACTCCGACAATATGTTCTTGAACCTGAACGTCATGATGAGATTGTAGACATGATACATGAAATTGTGGACTATGGAAATGATATTTTTGAAACAATTCGAAAAAGATATACTTGTAAAACTCCTAGGAATATTTATATATGAATACAATAGGATGATACTTTTACTATTCATAATACTTATAGTCATCTACCTCTTACCCAAATACTCCAAACCTCGTATGATAAAAAACTTTTTATCAGACGATGAACGGAAATACTTAATGAAGGAAGCTGAGAAGAATATGGAAACATCGACTGTCACAAATGGTAAGAAAGTGGATGAGAATGTGCGTAAAAGTCAAACCGCGTGGTTGACTAAAGATGATCCAATTGTTCGAAATGTCATGGAAAGATGTCTCGAGTATACGGATAGACCTCTCACGAATTGTGAAACACTTCAGGTGCTCAAATATGAACCAGGTGGCTTTTATAAACCACACCAGGATGCATTTAAAAATGAAAGTAACATGAGAATGTACACATTTATTTTAGCTCTGAACGATGACTATGAAGGTGGTGAGACTGTGTTCCCCAAGTTGGGTGAAAAATACAAGCTCGGTGCGGGTGATGCCCTCTTCTTCGAGACACTTGATAATTATGAGATGATGACGTCCAAAGCTTTACATGGTGGGCAACCTGTAAAGTCTGGTGAAAAGTGGATATGTAATTTATGGGTCAGGAAGTATCCATACACTATGTGAACATCTTCTAATAAATATACTTAAAATCTTTAAACAATTGTAGAGTATGAAATGTGTAGCAACATTCTCCGAAAATAGTCTTTACAAAATAAAGTTGGCAAAGACTCGTAGAAATGTCCTTGAATCTATGTATCGTGGAGGTACGCCCGATCAAGGAAAATCTGAGACTTGGTTTTCGTTTCACGGAAGCGATAAAAGAAGCACAGGATATTTGTAAGATTGACAAAGATTCTTCGGAGTGTCATTGGGCTTGGTATGAAGTGGATGAGTTGGAAGATTCTATACTTCGTCTATATCCTGATAGACGGTGACAATTGGGGGTTCATCACTATACCCATAATAACGAATTGATATTCCAAAAAGTTTCATCATATCTTCATTAACTTGTTCGTTAATATATGTTTTCCAATTTTTTAGAGTTGTTGCGAAATATTCGATTCCATCATCTGAAAATGCACCTATACGCATGAATGGCTGACTACGAAGTTTTCTCATGTATTCATAAACAGATTCGGGTAGAGGCGCTGCCATATTATAGGATGATTCGAGGATATCAATGACGTAATATCCATGTGATTCACAAATTAGATTGACTTGCATTTTGGGAAAGCCTTTTATGTACGCTTCAAAATCTGCATTACTTGGAAGAGTTGTAAATATTTGTATATTTTCACACACACTCCATTCATTATACCCAATTCCTGGATGTGTATGATATGCTATTTCTGAATACCAAACCTTCTCAATTTCTTCGACATCGACACGGTCTCTCTTTTTTGATGTAATACGGGTCGGTTCACTAAATGCATAATTTTTATATTTAATACCACCAGCATACTCCCACTGTTTGATAGAAGACAACTTGCTTATTTCTTTCAAATTGTGGACGACTTCATGAGACAATTTTATCCGATTCTTTCTAACTGTCATACATGGGCGGATGAGACTCGTGTACATGATGTACCATAAGAATATTTTTTTAACTAAGAGATATTCATGAGTACATTTCTATCTAGGAGTGTAATTTCACCGAGTTCATCCCATGTATAATACTTGACAGATATACCAAATTCTTTGCGCATGATGGGATCCATGAAATTGTTTACAGTTCGTTTCCATTGGTTAGGGGTTGTTTGAATGTATACTAAATCACTCCATTTCACTCTCACTTTTTTGAATTCCTGACCATTCATGAGGGTATTAAATTTTCGGGTGACATCACCAGTGTTAGGTTTGTTCATATTCGTTTCAATGAGGTCAATGATATAGTACCCTTGGTTCTCGAGGATCAGATTCGCCTGCACGGTTGGATAATTATCAACATAGACCTTAAAATCGGATGCACTCGGGTAGGTGAAGAGTGCTTTGTCATATTCGGGGACAGGATGTGTGTGATACACGATGTATTGAGTTAAATCCTCTTGTGTCGGTTGCACAGTGGCGAGTTGTCGATTTGTACGTTCAGTCGGTTTATTGAACTTGACATAATTACGTGTATTTGTTAGAGTGAACGGTATTGTACCCGCGTATTCGACTTTCTGTTCCCATGTTTTCTTGTACACAGCTTGAAGTTCATTGATAACTTTACGACTTAAACGAACTGATAAATATCGATCATTCGCACGGGTCACCGTACCTACATTAAATGTATTTCGTGGTATATTCACCCGTCTAAATTTATTAGTCAGTCGACGGAGTGCGGTATTGATTCGACGCTGCCTGCGAGCAGTTTCCGCGGACACCATCTTATAGTAGATAAAGAAGAAAAATGAGTTGAATTTAATGATAGAAGACCTGGCTCGAGAGATATATTCTCAACTGGGACCTGGGTACAGTGAGAGAGTATATCATACTGCTATGGAAGTTTTACTACGGGAGAAGGGGGTTCCTTACGAATCTGAAAGAATCATTCCGATTCCGTTCAAGGGGCATGTGATTGGTAATTTAAGGGCGGATATGATTATTAATAAGGAGACTGTTCTAGAATTCAAGACGATCAAAACTCTTAATGACGCGGCGGAGTTGCAGGGTAATAACTATCTTCGTCTGACAGGTCTGAAGACGGCGTATCTGGTGAATTACCCACCTCATCCTGATCGGGAAGTTGAAGTGCGTATGATTCTTCTAGACAGTGTTCATTTATGATATACATATTTAGGTTCAATTTGTAGATAGACTGGAGTCCCACCACTTGGAGGCTTTCGACAAAAGTTTTTACAGTTGCAACAATCTCTGGGGTTCATGAGTTGTCTCTTATTTGCGTAGCACCTCATAGGGAGGTAAATATCCTTCTTGAGAATACGAATAATTCTATCGATGAGAATCATAGTAGTTACCGATTTTTAAAAATTATGTAGACTTAGGTTCTTCACACAATTTACAGATGGGCAATCTATCAAAGCACTTCATACATAAGAAGTGTTCACATTTCCGAAACTTGAGACATTCCCCTGTTTTACAACATCTCGGACATTCGTATGTCTTAAATTCTAATATTTCATTTTTGAATCTCCAAAAGCATGAAGTGCAAACTTTCAACCCATGTTTTACTTGTTTACTACATACATGATAGTTTGGGCAATTCATTATTTTATACAGTAGGAATAAATTCCCATTTTAAATCGTGGCAGATCTTCTTCCATATGACATCTTGTTGGTACAACTTTTCTTTAGACTTTAGGAGTGGGAAGTATTGAAGATAATCGTCTTCACCCAAGAGTTCGCAAAACTTATAGAGGACGTAAGAGTAACTGAGAAAGTTTTTTCTCTCTGCGGGACAGTTATCATCGAATGGTCTCTGAATATCCTTGAACATTATTCGTAGATACTCCTCCAACTCTTGGGGCATGTTAGGGGGTTTGATCCCATTGAGAATATTTGTGATATATGGGACATGTTCATAATATTTATTGAGTCTCAACTTTTTCAAAAGTGCTCGAATCTTTGCGTGTGTGATATCTTCAAGGTTTTTGATTTTCATTTTCTTGAGTTCACTTCGTAATTGTTCGATGACTTCGGGGGGTATATTTGTCATCTCCTGTGCTTGAAATTGTGACAACCACTCGTTAAAGTGGTTCTCTCGTTTATATGAATAGTTTATAACCTTCTCAGATGTTTCCTGTTCTTCCTTATATGTTAATTCCTGACTGATAAGACATTCAACTATACGACCACATCCATCACAAACCAGGTCACTCGTGTTATGAAAATAGATGATATTACTATACGCACACGTGTCACACTCATCAGAAACACGTTCGTAAGGTCTGGATAAATTCTTATCTTCAACTTTTATGAGATAATCTGTAAATATATCCTTTCTCTTTAGACCGACAGTCTCTTTGACATTGAAAACATTATTTGTATTTATATCTTCATCACCACCGTCAATATCATCATCGGCATATTGGGTCATGTATGGCATACATTTGATGATATAATCGGACATATCAGATTGATGTTTTTTCTTATTTTCTGGGTCATTCTTTATGATTTCACTCCATTCTTCTATTCGATTGTTATATCTACTTAAAAAATTACCTTCCATTTCATATAAAGAAATGTTTACCAAACTTTTAACTTCTGTTTTCTTTTTTTACAGATACATTACCACCCCGCGAAACTATAAGATCATTTCAGAAGAAATTGAATACGATGTGGATCATGATATGAGTTATATGATCGAAGATGATTTTTGGTTGAAAGAGGGTAAAGACTGGGAAGATGGTATCCTAGATAATTACTACGTGAACGCTACAGGTAAAAACTTCCGACACACAGTGATCCCCCAAAATGTGAATACACTCATTCTTCGTGTGAAGTATTATTTCAATGGTAAACAATATACAGCTATTTCAAATGACATTAATTTCAAACCTGGTGAGAATGAAAATAATGCGATGCACTTCAGTATCCCTT